ACTGTTTGCCTGCATCTGCTTTTTGTAATTCTAATTCTTGTTGTAAAGGACTGATAGAATACTTCTCTTCTGTCGCAGGTTCTTTGTCTCCTGCGTTCACAGAAATATCCTTGCCATCTCCTGGTATTGAGATGTTGATCGGTATATTAATGTTTATACCACGCTCATTTAGAAACTCTTTTGCTTTCATATCAATGTCCGTAGTATTTATTGCTGTTTAAGTTTATAGCAATCAACTAGATACCTTGCATCTGCGGATTATTAGGTGCTGATATGTTCTTGGTAGCACGTGGTCTAGCCAGTGGTCTTTTGGCTTTTTGCCTATTAATCGCAGTGTGTGATTTTTCAGTTTGCACTCTTTTTCTAGCAATAGCAAAGTCTCTGAAATTCATAACACTCTCCTTTTTACAGTTAAGTGCGTTCCTTCGCTTTGTGCTACTTCCGTCCCTAAGGATGAACGTATGAATATTTAGTCATAAAAAAAGGGGGCATAAAAAAACGCCCCCTTTTGGTAGTATTGATTACTTGAATGATACGTTAGATATCGCGATTCTTGCCATGTAATCAGCCGCATTACCAAGAGATGATGCAGTGTTTGATAACTCTACATAACCATATCTTGTTAAGAAGCTAACAACTGGTTCGAATGTTGATGGATCTAAAACAACGCCTGATGACATTAACGGAATGTATGGGCAGTAGAAAGCGGCCGCATCTGCTTCTGATGAACCTTTGTATCCTACTAATACATCTGTACCTGTCGCCGCATAACCATCAACGTAAACTCTCATTGAGTTGTTTAAAGTTCCTACAAACTTACTGTTTGTTGGTGCTTCAAATACACCCTCTGTTGATCTTGCAAAAGCAGAAGTAGTTGCTGACTGAAGGATAGTTAATGCTTCTGATGAAACAACTGCCCAGTTAGCCGCACCTCTTCTTGTTCTTTGTGCGATCAAGTTTGCTTGTTGATTGATTAGGATTGCTAGAGCGGCGTGCTCGTCACCTACGAACGTTGCAGTACCTGATACAGCAGACTGATCAAATGTAGCTGCCGCAGAACCTGCCAATGCTCTTAATGAAGCAAGTACTTCTTGGTCGATCTCAGCAGTAATCTCTTGTGCTAATGCCGCCATGATTTCTGCTTCGATGTCGATACCTTGTTGTGCTTGTGCATCTTGAGCCGCTTCAAATGTCCATCTTGCAGATAGTTTTCTGCTTCTTGCTTCTACTACTTGCTTCAAGATTTGAACGTTCAGTTTCTTACCTGCTGTACCTTCTAAAGTAGCTGTAGCCGCACCCTTTGCCGGGTCGCTATCGTTACCTGAATAAGATTCAGCAATTTTGAATGGAGATAATGCCTCGTCACCAGCAGTGATGTTTGTAGCACCACCTGAAGTTGTGTCAGCATATCTTACTCTTAATGTGTGGATTTGTCCAACTGGACCTGTCATAGGTTGTACACCAACGATTTCGTTAGCGATTACAGTTGGCATGACCCTTCTGATCACAGGCAAAATAACTCTGTTCAGAGTTGCTACGTTACCGGCTGATGTTGCGCCAGCAGTTGCGTTCTCTGACAGGTATTTGCGTGTGTTTTCAAGGACCACATCCAAGTTTTTGGCTTTTGAACCTTCAACGCCTTCCATTAAAGCGCCTTTAGTTTCTTGCCATTTGCTTTCTAATATAGCGGATGTCATTTCATATTCTCCTTAATTAATACCTGCTAATTTGCGGATGCTTGTCACATCCTCATTGTTTTCATCTGCCTGTGGTGTTGCCTGTCTGTCGCCTGTTGTCTCTGTTTTTTTCGACTCAGTAATAACGGAAGAACGTTTGCCTTCTTTCATTACGTGAGGAAGATATTTGTTAAAAGAAGTTTTTAACTTATCTGTCTGTACAGACTCTAATAAGTTAGACATTACTTCTTTCTTGTCTCCTGATAGAGGTGCAAGTAACTCATTGAGTTCTGATTCTCTTTTTGCTTTGTCTTCAACTCTAGCTTTTTCAACTTTAGTTGATTCTAAAACTGTCTCAGTCTCAGTGATTTTCTTTTGGGCCTCATCGAGTTGCTTCTGCATTTTACGAACTTCTGAAGTCTCGTTTAGGTAAGAAGTCATATACTCTGAAGCATATGCTTCGAATATTTTTCTACCAAAGTTGTTTTCTCTAGCCGCTTTGATGTCTTCTTTGAATTGCTTCATTTCTTTAGCAATGTTCTCAGCAACTGTTGATTCAACAATTTTAGATGCCTTCTTGATAAATGCACTTCTGATTTCAGCAAATTTTTCTTTTGCTTCTTTCACAAGTTTAACACGAGTCTCTACTACTGCCGCTTTATCGCTGTTGAACTCATTGATCTCTTTAGCAAGTGCTTTTGTTACAAATGCTTCTAGAGTTGCAAGTTGTTCTGCCATTGATTTACGTTCTGAGTGTAACTCCTTCATTTCAGAAACTAATGAGTCTTTTACAAAATTAGTCAACATCTCTTTGTGTGGAGTTATTGCAGTTTTGTAATTTACTCTTTCTGCCGCAAGTTGTTTTCTATCTTCAACGAATTCTGCGATTTCTTTTTGAAGATTTTCTGACATCATACGGTCCATAGCTTCTACCATTTGAGCCTTATCGTGTTCATAACGCTTTGCAAACTCTTCCCTAACCTCAGTCTTTGCTTCTTCTTTGACTTCTGATAACTTAGATTCCCATTGCTCTTCGATTTGAGTACGTGTCTCTTCTGTTACCAGGTCTTTGTCAAGGAGTTGTTTTATTACGTCTAACATGATATTTCTCCTATTTTATCCTTAGATCCTTAATTAAACGGATTACTCCATCCTTTAAGTGTTTTTGTGCCTTAGTGTCGTCTTTCACTGCCTTAGCAACTTCAAATATTTGTGAACCACCTCTCATATTAAGAAGTCCTTCATATATTGGAGTTGGATATGCATTAGGTGCCGACGGTTGTGCAACTACGTCAACAGTAATGATATCAAAATCTGATACGTTACCACTGCCTTCGTCCACATTCCCTGAGCCTCTTGATGATACGCCTAGTTTTACGCCTGATTGTAGCATTGTCTCTACAAGCTTACCCATTGGGGTAGGTAATATTTTTAATTTTCCATATCCGTTTGGTCCATCCATCCACATAGATTCTACCATATGGCTAACTCTGTCCAAGTTGATCTTTAAGTCTTCTGGGTGATCAACCTCTCCGAGGACTGATGTGCCCCCGGAGATTTGGTCGGATACTTTTTTCACTGCATTAGCGATTTCGTTTACTGGATAGACACGTTCATTGGCGTTTTTAATACCGCCTTGTATGCAAATACCTTTCATAAAAAGGTCTTTACCATCATTTGTGTTTTCAACGATAACCTTCGCTTGATCGAAAGTTAAGTTTTCTCTTAGTAAACGCATTTTTTCTATCCTTTATTACTTCTTCGCTACTGGTGTAGTTTTGTTGTCTGCGTGATCAGCCTCGTCAGCCTTTGGTGCATTGTCCATCTTAGCAGATTTAATGCCTGGTGCGTTTTTAGCCCCAACATTCATATCTTTTGCTGTGTCGCCAGTCAATGCTTTACCAACTCCGCCTTTACCTTCACCACCTTGGTCCATCTTTACGGCTTTAGCTTCAGTTGAAGCTTTCTTGCCTGATGCTGTAGGTGACTTTTTGTTTTCAGCGTGGTCAGCCATATCGGCTTTCATTTGCTCAGAGTATTCTCTGATCAAAGTGTCTGCGTCTTTTTTCTCAGATGCTTCTTCAACTTTTTCATCAACTGCTTCGTCAGTTTCTTCTTTTGCTTCTACAGTTTCTTCAGTTGCTTCTGCAGGCTCCTCTGTTGCTTCCACTTCTGGCTCAACAGATTCATCTTTTTCATCGTCCATCATTTTTGCGAATTCAGCTTTAAGAGCGTCTAATTCTTTCTCTAATGGATCGAATTTTGCTTCAACTTCGTCTGAAGCCTCTTCTTCGCCTTCTTCGTCACCATTGTCGTCACCCATTTCAGGTTCCATACCATGGCCTTCTGCTTCGATGTCTGAGATTAGGTCGTCGGTTTGATCACCACCTATTTCTTCTACAGTTTCTTCGTCAACTTCTTCTTTAGACTCTTCTTTAACTTCTTCGTCTTTAGATTCGTCTTTTGATGCTTCGTCAACTTTGTCTTCTTTTGAATCTTCTGATTCGTCTTTTGTCTCTGCTACTTCGTCACCCTCAGCTTTGTCGGATGATTGTTCAGTTTCAGCGACTTCCTCAGATTTATCGTCATCAGCAAGGATACCTTCATAGATTTCT